TCCTGCTAGACCTCTCTGTGCTGCTTTTCTTGCTTTATCAAGACCTTTACCGAGATCGTCCTGTGTTTTAGCTGCATTTTCCCCTGCATCAGCCATGGCATTCTGCGCTTCGGCTGCATTGGCCATGGCATTCTGCGCTTCGGCTGCCTTTGCTGCAGTCTTTGCTACTGATATGGCACTTCCAGCCACAGACTTAGCGGACGACACAGCCTGTCCTGCAGAAGATTTTAGACTGTTTGCCAAGCCGATAAGAGCTTGTCCTGTACCACGTACAGCGGGAATAATGAACCCTATAGCGGTAATGATCAGACCAATGCCACGTACAATCAATGATGCGGCATACATCACGGCTGCGCTGATAGCGTTCCATGCTGCTACAGCAAAGGCACGTAGCTTATCCCAGTTAGCCGCAAGTAAGATAGCTGCCACAATAGCAGCACCAATTGCTAGAATAACTAACTTTACAGGGCCACCAGCAAGATAGACAAGGGATTCACCAAGTGTCGCTGCCCCTAATCTCCAGGATGTAAAAGCAAAAGCTGCGGTGGAAGCAAAACCCTGTATGCTCGCTATAAAACCTAAAGAAATCGCAATTATTTTATTCAACATTGCAAAAACCAAATATGCGGGACCTATAGCAGCCAAGAACAACAGCACGGTTCCAGCTGCTGTCCTGACTGGTGCTGGTAAATTCGCAAAGCCTTCACCAAGTCGCTGTATTACCCCGATTAGCTTTTCTGCCTGATCCATAACAGCCTCTAGCATAGGCGCAAACGCCCCACCCAGCGTAATAGCTGCGTTATATGCACGGTTACGGAGCATCTTTATCCTGCTAGCGGCTGTTTTATATCGTTCATTAGCTTCGTCTACAAGGGCAGTGTTTTCTTCCCAAGCTTGTGTACCCATCTCTATTGACCGCCTGAGTAGATCACCGGCACCAGAAACAGACAAGAACCCTCGCAGGAGGCGCTGATCCGTGAGGCCCAGGTTCCGCAGAATAGCAAAAGCTTGATCGCCACTAGCTCCGAGGCCCTCAACGAACTGCGTAAACGCTAACCCTGCATCTTCTCTCCATGCTGTAGAAAATTCTGAAGCTGACATCCCCGCAGTCGCAGCAAAACCTGCAAGGTTTTTGTTTCCTGTTGCAACAGCTTCTGTCATAGACTGCAGTACTTTGCTTACAGCTGTACCACCAGCTTCTGCACCGACTCCGACAGATGCAAATGCCCCACCAATTGCAAGCACTTGACTTTCTGTTAGTCCTGCTATTTTGCCAGCTCCAGCTATACGCTGCCCGAACTCAACGATATTACTTTCGGTAGTAGCTAAATTATTTCCAAGATGCACTATGGTGGCACCGTATCTGTCAAAACTCCCCTGACCCGACTGCATGATGTTATCTATTTGTGCTAAAGCAATAGCCGCTTCATCGCTAGCCATATTTGTTGCGGTTCCCATCATAGCCATAACTTCAGTGAAGTTCTCTATATTCTCGACTTGTATACCTAGCTGCCCAGCATTTTCGGCAATCTGTGCAAGCTCGCTATGCTTGACGGGGATTCTTTCCGTCATTTTCCGGAGGGCTTGGTCAAGAGCAACGAATTGTTCTTCTGTCGCTTCTACGGTCTTACGCACACCCGCAAAATCATCTTCCCAATCTATTGCTGCTTTAGAAACAGCGGTAAGTCCGGCAATGATAGGCACGGTAACACCCATGGTCCACGCTTGCCCGATTCTCTCCATTTGACGTGCAGACCGCATAAATTCTTTTTCTGTAGATTTTACAGCTCTTACTGCGCGGCCCATCGTGCGCTCAAAATCCGTTGCGCTAGCTGTCAAAACTATCGCTAGGCTTCCTACCGTTGCCAATACTTCCACCACCTTAAAAAATAAGATATAATCACACCAAAGGAGGTGTTAAAACTGTTCCGCAAATTTATAGTTGCCTGTATATGCCTGACACTTACGTTTGCTGCAGGGTGCGCCGAAAATAAAGAAAACTCTGCCGATGCAGAGTCTATCGTTCTAAAAGTGTTTAACGGCAAGGTTGAAGATGATAACTCAAGCGGGGTTGTGTCTATGCAGCATACCCCACAAACTGAAATACCGAACGAAGAACCAATCCCGTCACTTACTGTTATTGATTACCGCTATTATCCTGCAGGCGTTGGCTCTCTAGAAGCCGAAGTCGGCTCATCCCTAGCAAGTAAATTTCAAGAATTATACCAATCGTCCACAGAATTTGATCAAGTTCGATTAACTCTACGGCTTCCATTTTCCGATGACTACGGAAATGTGTCATGGAATCATGCTGCCCTGATCGTAATGAGTAGAACTACCTACGAAAAAATCAACTGGGATAACTTTGTCGGTGAAAATCTTTGGAGTGTAGCTGATGAGGTTTCACGGGAAAGCCGGATAATCTGGAATTAATTAACCTTCTTTCCCGCTGTTCTAAACCACATCTCAAGTAGCCGTGCTTGTTCTTCCCAGCTCTGCTCTTCTTTCTGCTCTACAATTCGTTGCGGCATAAAATCTTTTGGAGTATAGGGTTTCCGCTGCTTTTTGGGATCTCGGTTCACATTGGCGATAGTACTTGCCACCATCCCTGCTCGCCAGTCTTCAACATCGGTGCCCCATGGCTCCATTTCATAGTAACTTATCCATTCAGAGAGCTCCCGACTATCTATACGTGCCAGGAGCTCTCTCACTGTCATACCTAAAGCTAAGGCCAGGCGAAAATAAAACCTTCGCTCTGGCCTCTTAATTAGTTTTTTGTTAGTTCGTCAACATCCTCAGGCGATAGGCCGCTCAGCTTCTGTGCTACTTCAAACACACGATTGAGGGCGACAGCTGACTTTTTACCAAGTACACCTGCGTCTTTATCATCAAATATCCTATGCCCTTCTCCATCAACAACTGTTAACGCAACCAACTTTGCACGCACATTCTGAAGGTTCATTTTCACGCTTTTGCCTTTTTGCTCCGCAATGGATTGCTCAAAAGCATCTCTCTCTGTTCCTGTAAGTCCACGAACAAGCACCTCTCCGCCCCACTCCGGAACGGGTACTTGCTCAGACGATAAGTCTTGTGCCTGCAATATCGCATCACGTGTTAAAATTGCCATGTATTTTTCCTCCTAGCTTAAGGTGTCGTTGTTATTTCATCAAAAGTATATACACCAGTTAAAACTAGCGTAACTTCGGCCTGTATCACTTCACTCGCACTAATTTCCTGGGGCTGGTAGGCAGTACAAAAAGCGGAGAACGTCCAGCCATGACCGTTAGGTAGTTCTATTTGATATTGTTTGGCTTCCCCGGTCCGAAAATCTTGTTCAAGATCAAGGTGCCCGGTATTAGTGGGGTCAAAGTTCAGCGTTAACGATGCTTCACCTGCATCAATCAGTCCAACTAGCTTTTTCCTCACTTCGCCAGGCGGATCCAGCTCATCAACGTCTACAGTTTCCCGTTCTGGCTGTGGAGGCGCAATAGAAGCTATCTGAGCAATCTCCTCAAATGTTCCTGCTGTCGCCCCTTCTCGCCTAAATTTTGTTCTTAAACCTGTTATTTCCGGCATTTATTAATCACTCCTTATAAGTTATCATCACGTCTACGTGATGGTGTATCTCATCCACTCCGTCTTGATCTGTCTGCCTATCATTGTCCACAGTGGCCAGTATCACATCTAGCGCTCCAGCCATCTTACCTGTGAAGCCTTCAACTGAAGAAATAACCGCTTTGGCTGTGGCTTCTGCTTCTGGTTGTGTATCAGCCATAGCAGTAACCTGCAGCCTTGCCCGGTAGTATGCAACACCGGACAAAATGCGATCTGGTACCCGGCTAACGGTTGGATAAATAACAATCAGCGGCTTCTGTGCCCCATCAGGAACCCGCCGCTGATATACTTTATCGCCCACTGCTTCTTGTACGCCTGGATCTGCCCGAATATGCGCATATAGCGCTTGCCTGGGCTCCACACTCATAGCTTCAGCCTCCTCCGTAATTCCTTAGCTACAGCATCCTCTGCCTCGCCTGTTTTTTCATCAAAAACAGGGCGCAAAAATGGATGCGGTGGGGCATGGCCAACAATACGTCCTGGTTTTTTCTTAGCGCCTTTCCTGCCCCCAACTACTATCGCGTGGCCTTCCTCAACCAATCGACCATACCAACCTTTCTTGCCTGGACCCACCTTGATTTCTACGCGTGCTTTAGTTTGCTTCACAAGCTCTTTCTGCATATCCTCGGCAAGTGTTCCAGTTTTTCGTGGAGCTTTTTCCTCAGCCTCAGCTCTGAATACTTCTGCACCTTCAAGGGCCGCTTCCCTCATATGTTTTCGTGCAGTTTCTTCAGCCA